TACTCAGGAGCAATCAGCAATGTCAGCAGCCCCGTCGTCAGTTCAATCATTGCAGCAGCTTGGCTGGCAGCCAGACCAGCTTACAGACGCCCTTGCCGCTGAATGGCAGGCAGGCTACCGCTTCGCGATTCAGGAGCGACAGCAGGACGTTGAATCATCGCTGGATGATCAGCATGAGGCAGACATGAAGCAACAGGCCGAAGTGATCGCAGGGGCCATCAAGGGCCTGCAAACGTCAATCAACGCCTTGCAGGTGATGACCCGCGGCATCGACCAGCGAGATCATCAATATGGCGAAATCTGTAAGGCCATCGTTCGGATGCTCGAAGCTGTCGCAGTGATGGAAGAGGTGACACGGTGAGCATTGCCAATCTTTCAGCCGCAGAGAAGTTTGTTTTGGAGACCTGCGACCTGATTAACTACAACCACATTGTTCGGCAGGATTCAAAACGCGGCTTCACAGGCCACAAGCTGACCAGGCACCCGGGCCGCGGTTATTACTGTACGTTCTGGGCTGCTGGTAGGGGGTGGGTCGGCTATGGCATCAACCGCACCGCCGCCATTAATAACGCCATTCATCATTGTTACATGCGGCTGTATTGCAGCCATCAAAAGATGGCACAGCCTCGCCAGTTGGCTTTTATGCCATCTGAAGATCTTGATAGGGCAATGGGCTACCCGAAAGAGCAGCTTAAAGCCTTGTCTGTCCTTGCAACGTAACTGTTGCTCCTTGTTGATGCTGCCGGGCATGTTGCCCGGTGGCGGTTTTTCTCTTGTCAGGCAATCCGACCAAAGAAAGGTCAATAAACATGCCTATTCCAATGCTCAAAAGCAATCCTGCTGGTTCTGGCGACTATACCCCGGTGCCTGAAGGCACCTATCAGGGTATCGTGCAGAATCTTTTCTTCCTCGGCACGCAAACGCCGTTGAACCCAAGTTACAAACCATCGCAGAAGCTGGCCATCAGGTTCATTCTTGATGAGCCATTAGGCGAGCAATCAGACAAGTTTTTCACAATCACAACCACGGTCGGCTTTAGCCTGGGCGAGAAAGCTGGCCTGACGAAACTGTTTAAGCCCGTTCTGGGCAGCGGCTGGCCGCCGGAAGGTGGAACGCTTGACCCTGAAACGCTGCTGAACTTGCGGGTCATGGTCACAATCACACACACGGCTAAAGGCGACAAAACCTACGCCAATGTCGCGAGCCTTGGCCGACTGCCGAGAGGCATGGCGCCATTTGACCCAAACTGCGACATCTTCGCCTGGTCGTATGACGACCCACCCCGTGATGGTGTTCCTGAATGGATTGTCAAACAGGCTGCACAGTGCCATGAACTTACAGGGCAGTCGGCACCGGTGAAGGAATATCGGGCACCGGCTCCCGGTGGTCATAAGATCGACCCAACGGCTGAAGACGCACCATTCTGAGGAACCACCACATGCGACAGAGAGACATTGAAACAGCCATCGAAGAATGCACCCGCTTTGCCACATTGGCTGAGCGGCATCTTGAAGACGAAGCAGAGCCAAGCACTGCCGAAGATGAGGCCGACATCAGGCGATATGCACTGGACGCAATCCGCAGCCTGCGGAAGCTGCGGGAGTCGGTAGTGGATGAGACGGTCGAATCGTAAACGGTTGCCCGTGCCGCCGGGAAGCTGGTGACATAGCGGCAGCATGATCTGGCGGCAGTCTCCTACCGCCACCACGGTCGAGCGAAACGGGGGCACGCGGCCCCTGTGGGTCATGCGAGCGGGCAATCAAGCAGGGAAGCATCAAACGCCACGGATGGCGGTTTATATCGCGATGGGATTGGGCATGTGTCCGCCGCAAGCGGAAGGCCCGGCAGGTTCGACTCCTGCCCGTGACAATCAGTCAGAAAGTTAATCGATTTTCGTTCTGGCTGGCCGCTGGTCCAAAACGGCGGAAAACTTCTGCGACTCGCCCCGCTGCGTTGGCGGGGTGGGTTTTCACTCAGGATCAATCATATGGTCACACTATCACCGCAGACAATCATTAGGATGCGTCAGATTGAGCATCGCATCAGCCAGCTTTGGGACGAAATTATCAAGATACGCACACCAACTCGAAGCCTTGTAGGTGGTGCTGATTTTGAGCTTGAACTTGAGGCTCACATATCTGCCGCGTTTGTGATGTCGCTGAATAAAGGCTCGACACCAGAGCAGGCAGCTAATTCATCAAAAGCAATCGGCGAGGCATTTGTCAGGGAGTGGAACCGCAACTATGCACGCCAGCGGGTGACGATCACCAGCAAGCATGAGGTTCAGCGATGGGCGAAAGCTGGCGACAAGCATGCGGAGCGGCTACAGAGGGAGTTTGAACAGATTTCACCGCTGCCAGTCTGAAATTATGGCTGGCGGTGGATTGTCACGGCGGGGCAGGTCATGGCCCGGCGTGGCATGGTGTGGTTAGGCTTGGCAAGGTGCCGCTTGCAGTCTGAAACGATTGGCTGCAAGCGGATTATCCTGGTTCGGCCAGGTGGGGCGAGGATGGGCCAGGTCCGGCGCGGCAGGACCAGGTTTGGCTCGGTAGGGTGTGGTTGGGCGAGGCAAGGTGCCACCGTTGATCTGAAATTACGGTCAACGGTGGATTGTCCGGTTGGGCTGGGCACGTTCCGGTCGGGCAAGGCCCGGTGTGGCTGGGTAAGGTCGGGCTAGGCAAGGGCTCCGGTGGCAAATGTTGCTGCCGGGCATTTTCAGAACTCGGCGATCTCTAAGCATGGGAAGCCGACAATAAGGATTGAGTGAATGTCAGACATATCTGTAAGAGTCAAGATTTCAGGGGTGAGGCCGTTATTGATGCACTCGGCACGGGCAGCAAACCCGTTGAGTAAGGAGGCAAAAGCATCAAAGGCGATCAGCTCCAAGCGGTCAAAGGTCGATTCAGACCATGAACGGCTGGCAGAGCTTGACTGGCGAAACGGCTTCTATCATGATTCAGAATTTCGGCCTGTTATTACAGCCGATTGCCTGCAAGGTTGTTTCATTGAAGCGGCAAAGAAGCTGAAACTAAAGAAAACCGCACAATCTGGCATTATCGTCACTGACGACACGCTACTGGTTCACGATCACCCAGCAGGGCCCAAAGCAACAGTTGAGGACTTTTGGAAAACTGGCGGCAAATACATTGATGCCCGTGGTGTGCGTGTTCAAACATCGCGAGTCATTCGCTATAGACCACGATTTGACATTTGGGCGGCTGAATTTCAAGCTGACCTTTACGACCTTGACGCCAGCGTATTTGCTCAAATCTGCCAGATTGCAGGCAGGTCAATCGGGCTCTGTGATTACCGTCCGCGTTTCGGATTATTTGAAGTGTCGAGCTTTGAGGTGCTTTCATGAAAATCTATTTTGAGCAAGATTTTATTGATGGGCTTTCTAAAGGCGATTGCATACCGCCAAGCGATGTCGTGAAACTTGCTGGAATCATTGAAACCGATCAAGATTCAATCAATTTTGCCGCCTTGAAAGTGGCTGGCCTGCTCGAGAAAGTTCTCTGGAAGAATGGCAAACATTGGAGCCTGCGAGTTGCCAACGGTTCGGTTTATATTCTGTCAGACGCTGAATCGGTTGAGTTTCAAGCCAAACGATTCCGCACAGGTGTAAAAAAGATTCGCCGAAGCAAAAAGCATGTGGAGCGTGTTGACGTTTCAGAGCTTGGCGAGATTGACAAACGGCGGCATGAGATTGAGTCACGCAAGATCAGTGTGTCGCTTGATTCTCTGCAACGGTCGCTCCGTGATGTAAACAAGGCGACGCGGCCAACTCAGTCAGAAAGAGTTGCACCGCCGCCAGTAATGAAGCCACCCGCTTTCTTTAGGCGTCCCGGTGGATGATAAATCAAGGCTTGGCGAGTCATGGCGTGGTCTGGCACGGTGAGGTAAGGATAGGCATGGCATGGTGCGTCCGGCCACGGTCAGGTCGGGTGCGGCCCGGTGCGGTAAGGTAAGGCAAGGCAAGGCACTCCTGCCAGTCTGAAATGATGGCTGGCGGTGGTTTCCTCGGTCGTCACAGTCCGACGCCGGGGCGGTGGAAGGATGCCTGAGATGTTATCAGGCTGAACTTTCAGGCGGCAGGCATGGAACTCACGGACGGTCAGCCTGGCCGTCAATCATCATCATGGAGGTTGCAACGATGGGTGTCTTGGTATTGACAAGGGGCAAACTTCAAACAGTTGTCATCGATGCAGGTGACGAAACAATCGAAGTCATCGTCGCCGAGATTCGTGGCGATAAGGTCAAGCTGGCCTTCAGTGCATCGAAGAGAGTACAGATAAACAGGCCAGAAATCAGGGAAAAGAAGCTGAAGAGCGCAGAAAAGGATGGCGTGTCATGATCAATCGTTTTCAAGTCGGCGACACTATCCGGGCCAAAGAATCACCAATGGTCGGCACAGTCGTGAAAATTGAGTACAAACGTGACGCCAAGGGCAAAGCGTTTGACATCGCATCGATTGACGTTCTTTTTCGCAACAATGCCTATTTCACGATCAAACCTGCCGACTTCGACTGCATCTATCTGATCAAGGAAGCCAAGAGCATCCACCCAAAAGAAACGGGGGTGGAAGCGTGATTAGTCTTTACGTGCAAGTTCTCTGCGAGATTAATCGCGATTCAACGGCGACGATTGAAGAATTGGCGGTCAGGATCGATAAGACATCGACCACCGTTAGACGTGTGATTGAGGAACTGAAGGCGGCCAGGTTGATTGAGTGCCAGAAAATAGGCAAGTCCAACAATTTTCTAATAAACAGAGATAAGTCAATCACCACACGCGGCTGGGTATTTCCGGTGGCACTGATATTGGAATCAGGAAGGGCAATCTGATGAGTGTTAATGAATCAATACACGTTCAATTAATCCATGCCGTTAATAGGCTGGTGTTGCTGATTAAAAAAATAGAGCAGGAGCCATGCGTCAGACTGAACTACGAAGATTCTTTCATGGTTTCCAAAGCCACTGAGCTTGAGCAAAAAGCGAAGACGAATTGCAAGAATCTTGGTATCAGCATTGAGGTGCCTTAATGGCTGATGCGGCTTGGCAGCCTTATGAAAGGGACATATCAGCAGTCAGACGGAACACGATTCGCCGGGCATTTGCCGAGGTGATCAGTGAGTTAAACGTCTCGGAAGAATCGGCAAGAAAATACTTTGAAGATGCCTTAGCGGGCCGCTATGAGACGGTTGAAGAAAAGCTGGTGGTCATCACAAAAAGCACTCAATGTCTCTATGGGTGCAGCGTCTGCGGCTTGCCGATTTCCAACTATAACAAAACTGGCACTTGTCAGATCTGCCGGGAGCGAGCCGAGAAAGGCAAGTGCCTTGACTGCAAGTGCATTGTGGCGAAAGGCAGCACCCGATGTTTGTCGTGTGCCATGAAACGGCGGAACAGGCGAAAAGAACTAGAGCAGAAAAGGGCGGGAAAATGAGAGAACAGATTGAACAACTCAAGGCTGAAATAGCCGCACTTGAAGCGGCAAAAGAAGCCATGCAAAAGTTTGAGACAAAGATTGCCGAAATTGAAAAACAAGCAGATGATCCATGGAAGGAAGCCAAGCAACTAATCAGGTATTGGGGCAGAGATGATCTCATGCTTGACAATAATGGAAGACTCTTGCAGCAGGTGGCTTTGTATGTCCGCTATCTTGAGTTAAAGGCAAAGCAACTGGAAAATACCGCTATACCGGCTGAAGTGTTTCAGCGTGCAGCATTACAGCGGCGAATTAAGCACCAGCGGAGAGAGCTAAAGATGCTGAACAGAGGAATGCACAGACAGGCTCTTGAAATAAAATCATACGAACACATCAACAGTGACCTGCACCAAAATAAAGGCTATTTAATGGCTGAGATTGAGCGGTTAAGGGACAGGCTGGACGACCTTGAATGCCCAAACTGCGGCAATCAGCCGAAATTCTGCATGTGTGAAGTCGAGCAACCGGAGGCCAGTAATGCCGATCAAGCCTGAAAACATCACCAAAGAGCAGGCCGAACGATTCGCGGAATTAATGGATGCCGATTTCGGGCGGTTTTTAAATGACTACGCAGCAATCCCGATCGAAAAGATTGCCAACGCACTGATTGATGCCGGTATTGTCAGCCCGCCGGTGTGGGCGGTTCGCAACTTAAAAACAGGCAGACTGGCCTCTCATCCAATGACACGACTCAGAGATTTGATTCCCGACAAAAGAGAGCCATTAGTCGATGGCTGGGAATATGAACAGTGGAAGGGGCAAGCCGAATGAGTGACCCAATCAACCACCCGCCGCATTACACCAGCCATCCGTCAGGCGTAGAGCCGATACAGTTGGCCGAGCACATGTCGTTCTGCCTCGGCAACGTCATTAAGTACGTTGTCAGGTGGGAGAAGAAGGGCGGCATTGAAGACTTGAAGAAAGCACGGTTCTATATCGACCGAGAGATTCAGCGATTAGAAAAGGTGAAACAACCTTGAAACTTTCTTTCTTCGTCCCAGGCATCGCGTCACCATCCGGCTCAAAGAAAGCATTCATGCATCCAAAAACGGGCAGAATCATCGTCATGGACACGGCCAAGCGTAAAACAAGCTGGCAGTCTATCGTATCGCTACATGCTCAGCAGGCCATGACTGACGCCGGGGCCAAGCTGACAAATGAAGCGGTGGCTATGACCATCGACTTCTATTTCCCTCGGCCCAAATGCCACTACGGCAGCGGCAGGAATGCGGCCAGGATTAAAGAGACCGCCCCGAAACACCACATCCAGAAACCCGACCTGACAAAGCTGATCAGATGCACGGAAGATGCACTGACCGGTATTGTCTATAAGGATGATTGTCAGGTGACGGAGAGATTCTGTCAGAAACATTGGTGCGACATAAGCCAAGCTCCGGGCGTCGAAATTACTCTCGAAGTTGTGCTATAATAGCACCATGCCAACAAAGAAGTTCGTCAACTTTCAATACCGACACCCCGATAAACTCGTTACGCGAGTTGTGTCGGCAATTTGTAAAGATGATGGCAATTTCAGAATCTCAGAGATTTACGAAGAAGAGATAACACCGCTGAAGCGGTTCCATAAATGGGGCGAAATTAACGAGCCGGAAATCATTGATTTCCCAAACAAATAAAACTTTTTTTATTTGCGATTGCGGTAATTTTTTTTAGCGTTTAGTGTCAATATTTAATGGATTCGTTGTCAGAAGAATTATCTGAAGATCAAATTAACCGACGGGCCGAAGCGCAGGTCAGAGTGTACCTGGGCGGGCAGACGGTTGAACTGGTCGGTATGATGCCACCTGACGGTTGGCGAGAGTCAAGCCAGAAATCACCGTGCGGGGTCTGCGACAGTGGCAGGAGCCTTGAGAAGATCAAGCCCGCCATCTGCCTGAAATGTCTCAGGGCCGACAAGAAATTTGATGCGGTTCTGCAAGCTGCGGCAAGGTGGGAGCAACGCCAGTTCGCACTGCAAAAGGTCATCAGCGAGGCACGCATTAAACGCAATGCAGAGATGCAGCGATTGACCGGCAATAAGCGACGAAACAAGGGCGCCCAGCCGGGCCGTGGTGCAATTGAATCGATGGTCAATCTGCGGGGGCGGGTGGACTGGTGACAATCGAGACAATCGACATAACGGACATCAGCCAAGACCCGGCAAACGTCCGCAAACACTCACGCCGGAACCTTGACGCAATCAAGGCCAGCTTGAGAGCGTTCGGCCAGCAGAAGCCGATTGTGATTGACAGCCGGAATATTATTCTGGCCGGTAACGGCACGTATGAAGCGGCCAAAGAACTAGGTTGGCCAGAGATTCAGATCGTCAGAACGACTCTGGCCGGTAGTTCTGCCGTGGCCTATGCCATTGCCGACAACCGAACGGCTGAACTTGCTGAGTGGGATGATACGGCACTGGCAGAACAGTTGCGAGCCTTGCAGTCAGAAGAGTTCGACATCGAGGCGGCAGGCTTTACGGGCGAAGAGATTGACGGGCTGATTGAGAAATTAAGCAATGATCTGCTAGGCAGCGAACCAAAAGAAATTATTGAAGATGAAGCACCTGAGCCGCCTGCCGATCCGATCACCAAACCGGGCGATTTATGGATACTTGGCGAGCATCGACTGCTTTGCGGTGATTCGACAAAAGCAGAAGATGTTGAAAGATTGATGGCGGGAGCGAAAGCAGATTTATGCTTTACATCTCCGCCATACAACTTAGGAAAGTCTGTAGGGCTCCGAAACGGTTTTAGAAAAGGGCTTTCGAGTGCATACAACGATAGTGACGACAATTTAAAAGATTGGAAGAAACTATTTAAAGATTTTACAGACATTGCTTTGTCGCATAGTCTGCTAGTTGCAATTAATGTTCAAATGCTTTCAGGAAACAAGGTGGCTCTTTGCGAGCTTATTGGTGAGTACGCTTCACGTATTGTCGATACAGCTATTTGGGTGAAAACAAATCCACAGCCGGCAATGGCTGAACAAGTCATGTCCAGTGCATTTGAATTTATCTTTATGGTCTCTCCTGAACTAAATCCTACAAGGCGAATTTCTTCAGCTTCTTTTTTGCGAGGATCGTTTTCAAACGTCTTTTTGCACGGCACGGCCGCTGGTCATGATTCTTCAATACACGGAGCAATTTTTCCATTGTCAGTTGCAATGCATTACGTTGCCAACTTGAGCAAAGATAAAGATACAATTTACGAACCATTTTGCGGTTCAGGTACAACCTTAATTGCAGCCGAGCAGCTTGGCCGCAAGTGTTACGGCATGGAAATCAGCCCACAATATTGCGACGTGATCGTTAAGCGGTGGGAGACCCTAACCGGCAAGGTTGCAACAAGAGAAAATCACCGGAGTTTCACCGGAGATGCCGCCTAATCCACAAAACTTAAAACCGCCGTGGCCAGCAGGCATTTCGGGCAACCCTAAAGGCCGCCCGCCACGGAAAAAGCAGGTTGACGATCTTCTACAAATGATCGACGAAACGCCGGGCATGGAGCGTGCAATTTCCAAGGCTTGGATGAAACAAATCTTGGCGGGCAGCCTGCCACACTTGAAAGAGTACCTCGAAAGGCGTGATGGTAAAGTACCGACGCCAGTTGAGGCCATTGAGGTGCCAACAGTTGATTGGTCAGAATTGAATGTCGATCGCGACACCGAACGACCAAAAGCAGCTAATTCCAACCGGCCTGAATCGGTTCCTGAAAGCGGCATCGCCGAATTATGAGTGGCAGCCTGACCACCTGAGAGAATCGCGATGGTGGCTTGATTCAATCACTCATAACGAATGCAGTCGGCTAATGATCTTCATGCCACCACGGCATGGGAAAAGCGAACAGGCAACCATCCATTATCCAGCGTATCGGCTGCTGGTCGATCAGACGCAACGAATCATCGTCGGGGCCTATAACCACAGCCTCGCCTGTACATTCAGCCGACAAACAAGGCGGCTCGTCAGTCGGTTCGGATTTCAGTTTGCAAACGACAGCAATAAGCAGAATCAGTGGTTGTCAGTTCACGGCGGCGGGTTGTATGCGGTCGGGGTCGGCTCAGGTGTAACGGGCTACGGTGCCGATCTGGTCGTTATCGATGACCCAGTGAAGAGCCGCCAAGAGGCTGAATCACCGACCTACCGGGCAAGAGTTCTCGACTGGTATCAAAACGACCTTTACACCCGCCTTCACCCCGGCGCGGCTATCGTGCTGATCATGACCCGCTGGCACTCTCTCGACCTTGCAGGCCAACTGCTGGAAGAAGCAAATAACGGCGGTGAACGGTGGGACGTGGTGAGCCTGCCAGCGATTGCCGAAGAAGGTGATACGCTCGGCAGGGAGCCGGGGCAAGCACTCTGGCCAGATCGTTACAACGTCGCAGACTTTGACAGAATTAAAAAGGCCATTGGTTCTTATGCATTCTCTGCTCTCTATCAACAACGACCTAGCCCTCGATCGGGTGGCTTTTTCCGTCACGATTGGCTGCCTATTAGTGACGGGGGCAATAGCTCAGGGTTGGCTTGCCGCGCTTACGATACTGCCGCGACGCCGGGGGCGGGTGACTACACCGCCGGAGTCAGAATGCAGCGAATCGGTGATAAATACCGAATCACCCACGTTGTACGAGGGCAGTGGTCACCAGCCCAGCGGCGAACCATCCAGCGACAAACCGCAGAGATAGACGGGCTGCAGACCATCGTCCATCTTGCTCAGGATCCCGGAGCGGCGGGGGTTGATCAAGTGGAGCAGGACAAAATCAACTTGGCAGGGTTTGCGACTGTTTCAGCCCGGCCTACAGGCTCAAAAGAAGTGCGGGCCATGCCTTTTGCGGCAGCCTGTGAAGCTGGACTCGTGGAACTTGAACGGGGCGACTGGAACAGGGCCTTTATTGATGAATTGTGCAGCTTCCCAACTGGTCAGCATGACGACCAGGTGGACGCAGCAGCCGACGCTTTCAACTACCTCAGCCGCAACGGCTCTTTTCAGTGGTTCTCCTAATCTAAATGCCTGATTACAACCCACTCAACTGGTTTCGCTCGAAAGCACTTCGCACGGGCGTTACTGCTGACACCACCGAAATCGACGTTTCGGCATGGTCGGTCGATGTGATCAACGCCTTGAGCGATGATTACGCCAATCTCGCCAGACCGTATTGTGACAACCCTGTTATCAGGGCCGCTATTGAGGCCATGAGGCGCAACGTCTGCAAGGCCATATTGCAGGTCGGCTATTACGACGAAGAAGGCGGATTCGAGCCAGTTGACCATCCGCTGCTGCAAATCTGGAAAGAACCCGCACCAGGTGAAACTGAATCAACGCTGGTTGAATTTATCTATCAACAGCTTTTGGAAGATGGCAACGCATACGTTCCTGCCATCTCTGACCGGGACACCCAGACGGGCGGCACGATTCGCGAGCTTCAGCCAATCCCCTACAGTTGGCTGCAAGTGCCGACGTACGGACAGGCCATCGGCGAAATCACCGAATACCCCTTTGTGGGCTTTGATGGTGGCAGGGGCTTCCAATTCACCACCCCTCGCGAAAGAATGCTGCATTTCCGGGTCGGCAAATCATCGACAACAGCCGCAAAGGGGCGTTCACCGCTTGAGGCAGTGCGGGCAGAGTTGGCACTGATCAAGCTGACAGCGATCTACGAAACAACGATCTTGAGCCGTTCCGGCGTCCCTTCATGGCTGGTCAGTCTGACCGGCACGGGTGCCCAGATGATGACGAGCGATAACATCGCAGTCTTACAGTCTGACATCAAGCGTGCAGTGTCAGGTAAGGGCGTCGGCAGGCCATTGATTTTCAAGGGCGGCGAGCTTGACATCAAAACGCCGGGCTTTTCGCCGAAAGATTTATCAGTTCAGGAAATGACTGAAATCGCGGTGGCCCGTGTCTGTGGTGTCTTGGGCTGGTCGCCAATGTCACTGAAACAACCCGACACCGGTAAGACATATAGCAACCTGATTGAAGCCAATCGGGCAAGCTGGCGGGATGCGATTATTCCGTTTTTGGAACTGCTTTCAATGCAGCTTACAAGGCTGGTGCGAACATTGCCCACCGGCTATGACGGCGCGATCGCCCAGCCTGATAGTATGCTGACAGTCAGGTTCGACACAAGCCAGATCGAAGAGTTGGCAGCAGACACAAAAGCCTTGTCAGACAGGGCGGTGGCCTTGTATCAATCCGGTTTACTGTCACTTAATGAAGCTCGGCAGATTATGGGCTATGCTGAAATTGAGTCCGCCGAAGGCGGAGACACGCCAGCCGAAGCCGCAGAAGATCAAGCAGAGGGTGAGGCTGAATAATGCCTGCCGGGAATTGCAATCTGACAATAGAGCAAGGGGCCACCTGGTCGCAGTCGATCCAGTATCAAACGGCTAACGGGACGAATATCAGCCTGTCGGGTTATACGATCCGCATGCAGGCCAGATCGGCATACACTGCTAATACGACACTTGACCTGTCAACCATCAACGGAAATATCACGATCACATCAGCCGCTAACGGCACTTTCACCTTGCAGCAGACAGCCGCCCAAACGGCTAATCTGACCGCTGGCAGTTATGTTTACGATCTTGAACTAGTCAAGCCTGACACAACAGTTGATCGGCTGCTTTATGGCACGCTCACTGTCACCCCGGAAGTCACGCGATAATGGCTGGTATTATTGTCAGACAAGCCAACGCCACGAGCCTGACGATTCAGTCGTCAAGTAATCAGGTAATCGTGCGGCAACAGCCGAATAATACGGTTGTCGTACAGACGACCGGCAACAGCTATATTCTGCCACCTGCCACCGCAAACACATTGGGCGGCATCATCGTTGGCGACAACCTGACCATCAACGCAAATGGCCTGTTGTCGGCACAAGCGGGCGGCGTCAGTACGTTCAATAATCGAACGGGGAATGTCACGCTTACGGCGAATGATGTTTCGGCGGTCGGCAATTCGCTGTATTTTCCGCTGAATGCCAACATCGTTAGCGGCAACGCGACGATAGCAGGGCAGGTTTATCAGCTTGCAAGTGGCAATGGAACACTTAATAAACGGACAATCTACGGCATCAGTAAAACAAACAATCTTGGCACCACTGAATATCAATTTGCATTTGGCATGACTTACGGCTTTCCAGCCGCTGGCAGCGTCTTTTTATCTCGTGCGTTCGATACCACAGTAAGTAGAGGGCTAAGTCAATCTGAGATTGACCTAAGCCCTGTTTCTGCGCAGCTTATTTCTACGAACAAACATGCAAACGGAACGCTGGTGAGTCAAGCAATATTCGGAGCGGCGGCCAGCGGTTCAACTTTGTATTATGAAGATCAGACAACTTTCTCATTTATGGAGGTTGGTGTCACCGGCATCCTTTTCTTTGGCGTGACATTTGGGGTAAACAATTCGCCACCCGGCCCAAATGAATTAATGACACGATCAACCTGTGACAATCGCTATGAGCCGATTACGAGGCGTAATTAATGCCATTTTCCGCATTAAAACACAAGGGTCTGATCTTTGACGCGACCAGTGACGCCAATTTCACCGGCAACGGCATTCACTGTTATGGCGGCCTTGAATACTTCGTTGCGTGCTTTCCCACCGGTGCAAACGGCGCACTGGAAGCCTATGAAATCGGGCAGAAGGTCGGGCTTTACAGCAGTAACGACAACGGCACGCTCTACTCTGAATGCGTTCTGGATAAAGGCAGCCTGGCAATCATTGCCAATAATGCCACTCTCTCAAATGTCACAGTCTGGGGTACTGATTCGATACTAACACAAGGTCGAGGTGATGGCCGCTATGTAACGCCATCATGTTTAACCTATACAAACATTACCGGCACGCCGAATCTATCGCTCTATCTGACGACTGCCGACGCGGCCAGCACTTATGCCACGATCAGCAGTCTTTCAAGCTATCTGCCTTCCGCCAATTTCACGTATGCCAATATCGGCGGAACAATCCCCACGGCGACGAATACAACCTTGGGAGCGATCAAAGTAGGATCAAACCTGACCATATCTAACGGCACACTATCGGCAAGCATCCCGGCGGCTGGTTTTACTAATGGTGATACCTTGAACGGGGGTAGCTATTAATGCCCACGTTTAACGGCACAATCATTCTGAAAAGCAACGCAACTGCCGGTGCAATTCCAGCCAATACAAGCCTTTCTAACGGCGAAATTGCGATCAACACCAAAGATGGCATTATCTACAGCAAAACGAGTGACACCGGCCTGATTGTTAAATGGACAGGTCAAATCATCCCATCAGACATTACGGTTGATTATCTGGTAGTCGCCGGTGGTGGCAGCGGCGGTGCTGGCTATTTGAACGTAGGCGGCGGCGGTGGTGGCGGTGCGGGCGGCTTATTGACCGGCTCGCAATCCGTCGCACTGAACACCAATCTTACAGTGACCATCGGTGCGGGCGGTGCCGGGCCTGCAACTGGTAATTCAGGGGCCAACGGATCTAATTCAACCTTCTCGAATCTTACAGCCGTTGGCGGGGGCCGCGGCGGATCTGCTACCAGTGTTGCAAAAGTTGACGGATCTTCCGGCGGATCTGGTGGCGGTGGCCAGCCAACAGGCGGCGGAGCAACCGCAACAGGCGGATCAGGAACCAGCGGGCAAGGCAACAGCGGCGGCTGTGGCACAAGTTCAAGCCCTTACGGTGGGGGCGGTGGTGGTGGTGCGTCTGCCGCAGGTGCCAGCGCGAACGCTACCAAGGCGGGCAACGGTGGCAACGGGACAAGCTCTAACCTGACAGGCACTCCGACAACCTACGCAGGCGGTGGTGGCGGTGGGGTTTATGTGTTCGGGGGCGGCTCGGCAACTGCTGGCACAGGCGGAGATGGTGGCGGCGGGAACGGCTCGGCAACAAGCGGCGTAGCGGGTGCTAACGGCACGGTAAACACGGGCGGTGGTGGCGGTGGCGGTCGAACCAGTGACCCATCTGGACCACATTCATCAGGCGGCAGCGGTGGCAGTGGCATCGTGATTGTCCGATTCCCGTCAACGAATAACATCACGATTGCAGCCGGATTGACTCACAGCAATACAACTGTCGGGGCAAACAAAGTCGTTTCATTCACCGCAGGCACGGGGAATATCAGTTTTTCATGAGTGTTGATTATTACGCATTCCTTGACCAGTCAAACACCGTGATTGAGGTCATTGCGGGCGTGCAGCAGGCCGGTTCTGATATAAACTGGGAAACATACTATAGCGGTGTCCGCAACCTGCCCTGCAAGCGAACCACACTTGACGGATCATTCCGAAAGAATTACGCAGGGATTGGATATAAATACAGCGCGGCCCTTGACGCTTTCATTCCGCCCAAGCCAGGGCCTGATGAATATTACACGCTTGACCAGCAGACATGCCGCTGGAAGCTGACGCCAGAGGGCACTTTTAATATTGTGCCCGAAGTTGTCAAAGCTCATTTCGACACGATTGCCAGACAGCGAGAATATGACAGTCTGCTGACCATCGACACATATAAAGGCTCAAATGTACCGAAATGGGCCACAGAACATGCCGCTTACTTTACATGGCGTGATCAGTGCTGGCTGGTCGTCTATCAAATTCTGGCCGACGTTCAGGCTGGACTGCGACCCGTGCCAACGCC